GGGAGCCGGTAAGCTGGGATGTTATACCAAGGGACTTGACCGAGGGAGCGTGGGATGCTTGGGCTGGTCCGACATCAAAGGAGATCTTAGAGAAGCGTTGTTTGTCTCCGGGCATCAGGTGAGCCAAGACGGGCATCTCGTGGATCAACCTAAGGGTGAACGTGGAGAAGTCATCAGCGCGGTTCTTGGATGCCGAGACAACAAGGATGTTCTTTTGTGGATCTAGGAGGAGTTGGTGGACAACAAAGGCTGAACAGATCCATGACTTACCGACACCTCGGAACCCTTGGATAACACCTCGTCGTGGACCGTTTTGCATCCACTCGGCTATCTCGTATTGGATAGGGGTGGGTGCGGGTAGCGAAAGGTGGTTCCATGTCATCCAAAGGAAGTTACGGAAGTCCTTAAGCTGTGGTGGGATGTCACTCATTCATTGACAACTTTATCAGTCGCATCTTCGAAGGGAAGCAAATTTACAAGTGCCTCCAAGGGTGAATCCTTAGTGATGCTTGCAGTGATGTTATTGTCCTTAAGTAACTGACGTGCAGCGTTTAACAAGGCAGGAGCAGGTTCGCCATTCTTGATTTGATCGATGAATGTATCAATGAGAAGGTCTTGTAAACCCTCCATCTTGATGCTTCTTTTTTCGTCGCTCATTGTTTGTTTTTGTTATTCTTTAAGAGGTGTCGTATCTTTATTAACATATAGATCAACGTGGAGAGTCCTACCGCAATAGCCACAGTGGTGTTAACTTGTTCGAGTGTTATATTTGCAATCAATCCGGTGATACCTACTAAGGGTGTATTGACTGAGGAGTTCATCTGTTATTAGGATTCGTCTAGGGTGCTTCCAAAGACCACGAAATCAAAGCTAAGGGTGTTAGTCTCAGTCGCGTCTGCGCCGTCGAGAACAAAACCATTTACGGTTTTACTAATAACAGTCGCGTAAAAGTTGGTGGCCACACTAGCTGCGGAACCTGTTACTAATACAAAATAATTAACGTCTGACATAGGCGTGCTAAAGGTAATTGTTCGTTTTGAAGTTGACGTATTGGCAACGCTTTGAACATTATAAGATCCTGAAGAAAATGACTCCGACCCTGTATCATAATTCACTGACCCATAGCACCTTGGAGAGAACGGGCTGTGTTTGAGAACGTCAGGTGTTACTACACCATAGCTCCCACTTTGGGCTTCCATGTGAGATTTAGTCGCTTTGGTCACCTTGTTTTGTGTTACCGCTTCATCTCCTATTTTAGTCTCCGTCACAGCTAGGTTGCCTATTTTGCTTTCTATAACACATCCAGTTGCTAGTTCATCTGATCCCACTGTTCCATTCTGGATCTTAGCGGCGTTAACAGCGTTGTCTGCAATCTTTGCGTTAGTGACTGCGCTATTAATTATGCGGTCTTCTGAGATTGAGTTGGTGGCAATCTTAGGAGCGGTCACAGCCCCGGCTGCAATAACACCTGATGTTACACTTTGAAGACCCGCGTTCGTGTCGGCTGCATCCTCGGTCATCTCCTGTGCGGCAAATAGACCTTGCTTATAGGCAGTATCGAGATCGCTTTCGCTTAACACAGCACCCGCCGTGAAGTCAATCGAGGGTATCACTGAGGTTGTCCGATAGACTCGCACTGAGCTATTAGAATAAATCAACGGATGACTATCCCACGAAGAGGCCGTAATAGTTACCGTCTTTGTTGTAAGATTTATCGCATACCCAAATCCTTCTTCACCATCACCGGGAGGTATTTCGCTTTCTAATCTTAAGACGGTTCTGGCTCCGTTTGAAGCGATAGCAATAACAGTAATGTCGTCGGCGCTTAATACGTCAAAACCGTAGGTAATTGATTTACTTGTTGGGTCGTCGGTCTGGTAGAATGATAGTCCACTTGTGTCAGGCATGGTGTTTTATAAGGTTGGGATAGGGTTTCTAAGTTGGGCTCTTTGGAATTTCATTTGCCTTACGGTTTGTTGTAGTTCCGGGAATTCTGCAATAACATCACGTTTGGCAAGAGATCTGTATTTTCCGATGACCATCTTTGCTAAACGAACTCTAGGGTCTTCAAGGGCTGATGAACCAGCTTCAAAGGCCGATTGGTAATTCTGTTCGGCCGCTCGGTAAGCGGAAGATTTAAACAATGCTTTAAGAGCGGTTCTTAGGTCTCTTCCGGCAATCTTTGTGGTTGATGTTAATTCAAGAAAACGATCAAACGCTTGTCGTCCATTTTCGTTATAGAACTTACGCATATCAGTGTCGGCGTGATTTAAGTAGTTCGCACTAGGCATGCTAAATCCATATAACATATCTTGAATCTTGTCGTCTACGATGTCGTTCTTTTTACTAGAGACATAAATTGGATTGAAGATACCGGCCACTCCTAATGGGTTTTGTCTATAAACCGCTTCCCCTAAGAAAGTTCGTTTAGGTGGCACACGCTCTTCCGCTATAGGAAGTTTACGGAGAATCGCATCTGAAAGACTTCGGTTTTCTCTGATCATCTGTTCACCTTCGTATCCTTTAACTTTGTCGATAAACATAGGAACGGCCATTCCTGCACCAATATCGCGCACGGTTTTAGGGATGTAAGTCTCGGGGTCAGAAAAGATGTTAAGGACGTTATTGAGTCCTCTAAGGAAGGATTTATCGGTCATGTTTTCAGCCACGGTAAACGCCAAGGCGCTCATAGATTCCGAAAGCTCATCTTCACTCCTTGGGTTCATCTCCGCAAACTCAGCAACGTCAGCAACAATTCCAATCATTGTCGCAAAAGGATCGACTCGTTGATAACTCGTATAAGTCTTATTGCCTTCCTCATCAGTTGTAACAAACGAGTAAGGCCGCCACCCTGTAGATTCTAGAGCTTTACGTTCAGCCGGGTTTCTAGGGCCACCGCCAGTGATGCTATCTCTGTTGTTGTTAGCATAGTAAGCAAGAGCGCCTGTGGTTCCTACGGCTGTCGCAATTCGACCTCTTCGTGCAGCTTGCTCAATGGTTGATGCCGCTGCAAATTCCTCTTTAAACTTCTTGGAACCTTTAGTAATTCTAGGAGCTATCTCTTCAATTAGCACTCCAGGTAATGTTCTACGCCATCCAAAGTGAAGGATCTGCATAGGAGTGTTAACAAAAGGAATAAGAAACTTTGTTAATGGAATGTGGTCTCGTGCGGAGTTCAACAGTTTTGTCAATGGTCCTGACTCGCCTGTAAATGTCGATTCCCTTGCAAAGTTTTCAGCCCTGCGTGCTAGGATGTCCATCTCGTTTAGGTTATCTCCAATTTGTCCAAGCTTTTCGTCCATGAACTCAGCGTGTTTACGAGCAATCGCGTTTGGATCAGTTTCGTCAAACCCTTCATCCATTGCGCGTTTCGCGTAGGCTTTCATCATCCGCTCTTCAGAAAACAATGAACCATCTTCGTTATACATCTTACGGACATTTTTATCTACGTATGCCCCTAGCTCATCCACGCTTAAATTCCCGTTTTTAACAAGCTTTAATCCTTCCATGCGGTAGTGCGTGTTAAGGTAGTTATCGGCCGCAAAGGTTTTGTTGATAACATCCGCAGCGCCGTTAATTCGGAAGGGAAGTCTAGTTATTGTGTTCATGGTGTTCATAATAAGCACCATCGGATTAGAAGACATAAACTTACTGTTGAAGTTACTTGAGTGAAACGCTCCTAGTCCTTGTCCGGCGCTCTCAGGGTCCATGGAACGCGCTCCGCCTAGTAACGTCTCGGAGTCCGTTTTAAACGATGACGCTCCCATTCCCCATGCTTTTTTTACGTTACCAAACATAGAGTCTAAACTCATAGTTGCTTTCAGGAGTTCCGTGTTACCTGACAACAAAGCTCCGGTTCCTCTTTCCAATTTCAGTAATGTTCGGCTTAGAATAGGTGAAAGTCCGTTTAATACATAAGAAGGTGGACCACTTAGGATGTTACCCATAAACCACTGAAGTGACATATCAAGTCCTTTGGTGAACCCTGACTTCTCCGACATTTTACTAGCCATATGAAGAAAGGCATCTTCGCGTCCATCCTGTGCCGCAAAATAAAGTCGCTTTGCAAAAGTCCGTGCTTTCTGAGACCCCAAACTTTGGTTAACGAATTTGTCATACTTCTTTTGAGTATCAATCTCGCTAGCTTTAATTTTTTCTGTTCGTTTAAATTTCTGGTCGTAAGCAGCTTCTTTTATTTTAATGTTCGTTTGTGTAACATCCCCACCCGACTTACGAAGTCGTTCTAGCTCTGCTCGTAAATCTTTTAATTCTTTCGTGTCTATAAGCTCTTGTTGGCCTTCTTTAAGCTGGCGTTCTAGTGCTAACGATGCTGGGTCTTCTGTCGGTTTTACGTTACTTCCTTTAAGCTGTTCTTTGCGGTCTTTTAACTCTTGTTTAAGTTTGTTGATTTCATCAGTCTGGTTTTTAATTAATGACTCATCGTCCGCAATCCTTGTCTGTAATTCATCTATGGTAACACTATCAGGGTTGACGTTAATGTCGTCGTCTAGGGTTTTGACTTGATCTTGGAGTTTCGCCCTTAGTTTTGAGTTAATGTTATTTTCTTGTAGAAAAGCTTCACCATCTAACGCGGATTTGTATTTGTCCCCTAAGTTTTCCGTGAGAGCATCAAAAGCTTTGCTAATGTTACTCGACTTTCGTTGTGATAACAATCTACTCGCGCCGGTTCCAAGGGTAGAGTTATACGCCATATAATTTCGAAACTGAGCTTGAGTGCTGGTCAGTCGTAGTTCTAAGTCTTGTATATCAACTTCATCCATTCCTTTTTCCACGCCATCAACAATCTGCTTTGAAAGAGACTTCATCTTGTTCTTCACCGCGTTCATCCCGTGCATTGTTACCTGTTGGCGTAACATAAGATCGCTGAACACTTCCACAACTTCGGGACTGTTTAGATCAGCGGAACGCAGTATGTTAAGGTATACGTTAGAATCACCACCATAAATTTTCGTTCTTGCGATAGCTTCAGCTATTTGTGATTGCATGTCTGTCGCCGAACCAAACGCAGTATCTAGTTTTAAAAGACCCGCCGTCTCTTTGACTAACTTATCAATGTCAGCAAAATTTTCTGTGTCTGAGAGTTGCTGGAGAATTCTTGAGCTACTGTATAAAGCTTGTGGTCCTCCGACTAAACACGGATTTGATGATGATGATTTTTCTTCTGGCATTTAAAATATAAGGTATTGATTAACAATCAGGGTAGTTAGGGAGAGGTTTGTTTGGGTCTAGCTCAGTTCTACGCCCTCCCTGTTGGTTTGTTTTGGAATCGTTTAATTCGTTTTTAATTTTACGTAGCGCACCCGGAAGTAAGTTTTTAAGATTCTTTTCAATCTCTAATCCTTCTTTAGAAGCCATTCCGTTCTCTATCATAGCTTCTTGTAGTTCTCCGGCGGCTTCATTAAATTCATTCAAGGCTTCAGGACTGCCGTTCATGCGTTTTCCTTTCTTTAAGGCTTTAACACCTTTTATCAAGGCTGCACCCACACCGCCAATAGCGCCTCCTTCAATTACATTTTTCATGCGTCCTTCAAACTCATTGTCGCTTTCATCGGAGGCGAGGTATTGTGTTACAGCGTTGCGAGTGACATCATGGGATGCAAGGAAATCACTGAGACGAGCTTCATGTGCGTCAAAGGCTATGAAGTCAGCACTAACCCCTGTAGTTATGGTTTTGGCGGTCTTAACAAGTTTATCCGAAGCGTTAAGTAACTTAGCTCCTTTGCCAACCATCCCAGCAACTCCTAATCCTGGAATTAAACCTAGACCAAATTGTGTTATACCTTCGACTAATCCTCCGACTAAACTGTCAGGCCGTTCCATTGATCGCTCAGACCACTCATCCGGTATTACATCGCCAAGAGCAAAATCCGCTAATCCAATAACAGATCGTCCAAACCCTTCAACTCCAGATAAAAGACCCATCCCAAGATCTTGAAAGAACCCGGAATCTTCGTCTTTATCTTCGTTTGATCTCTTTGCGTTTTCGAGATGACTATAATCAGGGTCAACGTCCGAGTAAGTTGTTGGAGGTTGCGCTGAAGGAGCTAAAAAACGACTCTGTGAAAAAAGTGAACTAGTAGGAAAAAGACTCATAAGTTATTTTTGTTCTTGGGTTGGGTTCTCCGCTGCATCATACCAGCCGTAACGCTCGGCAACTTTTAGCTGTTGTTTTAAAAAGGATTTTATCTTTGGGTGGTTTTTAGTAGCGTTCTGAGGTGCGTGTCCAAACTTCTTTGCAATTAACAACAGATTAGTGTAGTCCTGTTTTATTAAGACCTCCTGTAACGCGGGTAAGTTAAAGAGACGTTTGGAAGGTGCGCTTGGTCCCGTTAAACTTTTGTTTAAATCGTAATCAATGCTCTCATAAACTTTATCCGGTTTATCAAAGAACATCGTTCCAAAGAATGTTGGCGATTTATAAAACGGAATGTCAGGTTCGTAAGAGATCCCATCGAGTCCGTTTTTATCTAAAAGAATTGGAAGCGGAAGTCCAAAGACTTCACTTTGCTGGACTTCCCATGCTTTTGCGCTTTCATATTTATCTTTTGGTTTATTATGCAACGCTTTAGCTCTGGATACGCGAGCGTCATAAGTGTGTTTTGTTCGCTGGTAGATAGTGTTAAAGTTGGTTCGTTCCACTATCGTATTGTTGTTACGAAAAGCCTTTAAAGCGTCAGCGTCGGTTAACATCCGCCAAGCGGAGTCTGTATTAACTCGACGTCTATCGAGGGTTCTTCCAGTTAACTGGTAATCACCTTCACTTAAAGCTTCGCGTTTAAATTCGTAAACAATTTTCCCATCTTTTAGTGGGGCTATCTTTTCTATTTCTGCCTTAATTTGGTTTTCTGTTTTACGTCCGCCGGGTTTCGGAGCGTCAATCGGTGTCTCGCCCGGTATGTAATTATTGTCTTCGGCGACCTTCTTTAGATGATTTGCAAACGCGGTGTTGTAGTTCTCTTGAAACTTTTCTAAAACATGTTGTCGGTAAGCTAATTTATCTTCGTTAGAAAAGTCTGGAGACGCTTTTAATGCAAGGGTTTCCATGCCGCGTTTGGTCTGCATTACTTCCAGAATTGGCTGTAAAGTCTCCACCAAGGCCATCTCATTCGCGACCGAGGCTACTTGAGCGACCACGGGATTTGGTTTATACTCCATCTTTGTTGTAGATGCGTTATACACCTTCGGAGCCAGACTGTTAAACATATCCTCTAAGCCGAGTTCTTTTGCGCGTCCGCTCATTATGTCTAAATCAGCTATGGCGTAGGTGTCACGATGCATGGATTCTAAGAAACCAAACTCGTTCTTTAAGTCTTGAACTTCCGATTTGTTTTCCCAAAACGCAGTCCGATCTGAAAGTCCTTCTTTCTTTAATTCTAATTGAGTTATCGCGTCGTAAATTCCTTTACTTAAAGTGCGTTTTTCCGTATCGCTAAACCCGGTTAACGTGTCTAAACTAGCTCTCTGTTTTTTAAAGTCTTCAATGGTCGTATCGTATTGCGCAGGCGTGGGATCGGGAAGTGCGTAAAGATCAGCCAACCGATCATCAACATTATCAAACAGGAACTCATTTATTTTTACTTTATTAACATCATCCCTTTCGTTCTCGCGATCTATTTTATCTTGATAACTTTGCAAAGAAGATTCCACGATGCGAAGGGTATCTGTGCCTTCTTTAGTGTGCTTAAACGCCCGTCCGTTGATCGTTAAGTCACCTTTGTCAATCGCGTCCTTCAATGCGTTCGCTTGGTCTATCTCCTCTTGATCTACCAGTAGTGTTAGCTTCGACCGGAAGAAATCTTGAATTATCTTTTCCTGTTCAAGGTCGTCTACACCGTCCAAACTTGCTTCAGCCGATAAAGTGTTAATACTGTCTTGGTAGTAGTTTATTAAGTCGTTACGTTGGTTTACACCGTGTTTAAGACCGAGCGCCGTGTTCTGCGTGAAACTTTTGTTAGCATCCCACTTATACTCTGGAAGGACTACATCGGCTCTACTGAATAAGTTGTTACTTAAAGTCTGCTTGGCTTGCTTTTCAGTAAACTCTAACTTCCGGGCTACCGCCTTGGCATTGGCTTCTTCTACAAAACTAGGAACCGCCCCATCCATTGCCTTATTGTGCATCGACGCTTGATAAGGGTTACTCTTAATGTTCTCCAATAAATCAGGGTTATTCTCTGATATTGATGCCACTAGTTTGTTTTTGGCATACTCCCTAAACTGTTCTTCATTTCCAATCTTGGCAATCTCTTCCGCAGGGAGGTTATCTATCTCACCCGCTGTTTTAATGAACGCCGGTTTAATAACACTTTCATAGGTCCGTTGGTAGAGTTGTTCAGCAAATGCTTTATCTTTTCCAAACTGGGCAAGAAAACCTTTAGCTTCCATATCTCCCGCATTAACACGTTTAATTACTTCTTCGGTTGTTAACGAGTTGGCTTCTTCAACCCCAGCTTGCTCTTGGATGTTACGGAACTGGCCAGCAATCTGTGGTAGTTGTGAGAGAGCAGTTGACAGTTCAGATGCCGCGTTTCTACGAGAGTAACCAGGCACTACTACATTGTAGTTACCCATGCGTCCAATGGTCGGAGAAACGGGAACCTGTCCTAAGTTAAGGTCTATTGGCTGACGTCGTTCATTACCAAGGGCGTCGATAAGGTCTTTTTGAGTCATATGTAATTAGTCAGGAAGATTTTGGGGATCGTCGAGTTGTTGGAGCAGGGTCGGTCGTCCGTTAAGAACAGCACCGCGATTTCCTGTAGATGTTGCAGCGGGTTTAGGAGCGAATGACGGGAATCCGGGTAGCTTAAAGTCCAACCCTTGCATCACCTGTGCGGTTCCTAAGCCTGTCTGGACTCCAGTAAGTCCGGCACTAAGTAGGCTTGCTTGTTGTATCGGCTGGTTGATTCTAAGTTGGTTCATGCGTGATCTAAACGCTTCTTCTTGCATACCGAAGGTAGTCTGTTGTTGTAACATCTCCTTCTGTCTTTCCTCTGAGAATCCATAACGGGCCTCTTCTGCTCCAAGCTTCTGTAAGATAACATCAAGAGATCTACCAGCTACGCCTGACTCTGTAAGTGCTACTAGCTTGGCCTTAGACTTAGCCTCCATGCCTTTGATCTGTGCGACCTCTTGGCGTTGTGACCTTGCAATTCCCTCCTGCGCTTCTCTAAGTCGCATTGACGTATTAGCGCGTTGCGCTCTAACTTGTTCAGCAGCAGAGGCTTGTGCTTGAGCTTGTTCTTGGGCGCTTGCCGCAGCCTGTTGCCCAGCGAAGGAGGAGGCAGCACTTGCTACACCCATAACGAGAGGATTACACATAATTGTTATTTATAAGGAAGAGGGATTGATTTGGAATGAAAGGAAGTCGGTGGAGTCGTCATCGGAGAACTCAGCACCGCACCACTTAAGCCATCGAACGGCTGTGGTGTTTTGGACGTGGACGTGGTTGACACATGGTAGTTTGTAGTGGTTAACAATAAAGGAAAGCCAAGCTTTACTAGCTT